TCAGTATCGCAGAGCGGGCAAGCTGGCCGCCATCCGCACGAGGTGCAACTATCACCCCGACTAAAGGACTCGCGCTGTTGATCACAGGTACATTCCGGACACATTCCGCCCGTAGGGTATTCCGGCATGGTAGGGAATGCGTAATCCTTGCAATAGCCCCAACCCTTCAAGAACGCCAAGGTGGAGACGCTATCCCCGGAATGTATCTGGTATCCCGCTTTACCCGGCTTGACGTCATCGGTCAAATAGAGCGTATACCAGTATCCCGGCATATTGCCTTGGATCTGCAGATCAAGCTTGAATACCCGCGCCTTGCGCATGATGATAGATTTGTAGGGTTTGCGTTCCATTTACTTATTCCCCTCCAGATCCCGCAAGCAAGTATTAGCTGAGGTATTGACAGCACACCACCAACCCAACGTATTCCAACAGCCGTAAGACATCAGGCCCAGCACCAACAATACGAACACTTGAAACAAATCCGCCCGGAACCAAAACACAGCAATGTAAACGAATAGAGCTGATGAAAGGGCAAAGCCTACCAACAGCATAACGACTCCGAGAACAGCGAGAACATTTTTCATATCGTATTTCCTTTAGAAGCCGGGGATATTTCACCCCGGCAGATTCCCGACTGCTAAACAGCAGTATCAACTAAGACTAAGGGTTGATCGACATAATCCATATTTGTACGGATGTAGTGAACTGCATCATGCAACATCCATTGCGCCTGATTTGCGCTAATGCCCTGATCTGACATATTTTTGCCGAGAGCTTCAAACGAGGTCCCCTCCACAGCATTATCTAGGTTCAATGGATCAGTGAACCACTCATCGATTTCATCCAGAATAGTTTCGATTTCGTACAAAGCCCCGCACCCTTTATCACCATCAAGGGTCAAGTTGTTATTATCGTAAATCATTTGAAGGATGTCCGATGCATCCATACAGCGGATGAAATCAGGCGCGGATGTCTTGGTTACAGCTTCACAAGCCCGGCAAACCAACCCGGCGATTTCTTCCAACTCCACAAGCCCATAATCGGTAGCCTTCACCTTTAGATCAGGTGTAACCGGAACCAACCGGGACACGCGCACAACAATATCTATAGACATAACGTATATACTCCGCACTAGGTCACAAGCGTTGAAACGATTCCAACGTCTATAGGTTCAACAGCAGATCAGGTATTTCCTGCCGAGTCTGACATATATTTTCAGTTATTTTTTCCGACTGGATCAGGGCTGTATTTACTAGCGGGGTATATAAGCGCGATTTGTAACGACACGCAGCTACACAGTCTGAATTTCGCCGGGGGAGGGGTCGGGTTTTAACCGACTTCGCATTCGCTCAGTCGTTGTAGCCTACGGCTTTAAGACTGCCAGGTTGTGAATCCTTGTGTCCCTTCTGACTTCGTCCTGGTCGTCCTTCGCTTCGCTCAGGCCGAGAGCCGTTGGTCGGCTTCGCCTCCCTCCTTCGTCTTGTGTACGTGCGTGCCTCCTCCCTACTTCCTCTTCCTTTTGTGTGCGTGTGGGGGGTATGGCAGCCCCCACCCCCATATATATACGTTATTCCCCCCAACGCCTACAGAACATCTCCTTATCCTCTACTTCTCCAACTGTAGAAATCACACCACTCCCCAAAAATAGAGGTATACTTGCGTGGGAGGTAACATTATGGTTACGATTGACAAGGCTTTGCGGCATTTGATGATTGGTAAGCCGGTGCGTCTCGCGTACTGGCAGGACAACGAATACTTGCGGTATTCGGAGTTGTTTGAAGTGTACGAGATGGTATGTGGTGGGGAGAAGCATCACCTGGAGCAGTTAAACCTCCCTGGTGAGAGTTTCTGCGCTCCTGAGTGGGTGCTTGGTGAGTTTGATCCAGTGCGTGAGGATGTTATCCATTGGAGTGAAGATGACGAAAAGAAGTAATTGGACAGAGGAGCAGAGGCAACGAGAGCGCAGCTCTGACAAGGTGCGCCGTGACTCTGTTGAGTACGATGTGTTTGACCAGGATGGGTATAAGATCAAGTCCTACAGTAAGAAGGTTAGTGCTGAGATTTGGTGCAACGACCACGATGGTCATACGTTCCTGAGAACGTACTTGCGTGATAAGCATGGATAGGCGTCGTAAGTTGACTGAAGCCCAGATAGATGGGATTCGTGAGATGCTTGGTCATGGGTTCACCCTGGAACACATTGGCAGGACGTTTGATGTCAGTATTAGTCATGTCCATCGGATCAAGGATGCACACAGTAAGGGTGAAGTGAAACTCAAGCGTTCATCTTTGTCGAGCTGCATGAAGTTGATTAAGGCTGGTATGCCATTCAAGCGCATTGCTTGGGGAGACCACTTCTATTACTTCTATGACACCGAGGAGTCTTGGTTTATAAAGCATAGGTGTCAGGGGGAACATGGCGATGACTACGAGATTATTGAGTACACGCTCGATCTTAGCCTGGAGGACCTGGTGGCGAAGGATTGGGTTGTGCTTACCTGGGAGTCAGTGGAATGACAGGCATGGAAGCATTACGAGCATTACGTGATGGCAAAAACGTAAGGCGGTCAATATGGTTGCCCTTGATCTATGCAAAGCTGTTTGATGGTGACATCGTTGCTGTTAGCCTGTATGTGTCATTTGAAAAGAAAGGGGTAATACCTATTGGCATTAGGGAGTTACTCCAAGATGATTGGGAGTTGTGGAATGAAAAAGAAACACCAGTTACCCCCGATGGGCTTTGCTAAATCCTTTGCTAAAGCCTTTGCTAAAAAGTTACACAATGCAGCTTCTAGTAAAGGAAACGCAGAGATGTTTATGCATCGAGATCATCATGAAAAAGTTATTGATTGGCATGAAGATGATAGAGCAAAAGTAACAATCACGATAACATCAGAGGGATCGAAAGATCAGTTAATGAAAGGCCAGAAAACCTAGTTAACTTTGGACTCTGCAAAAGAAAGACCAGCCGGCCACGCTGGTCTTTTTGCTGTCTGGGTCCGATGTACAATATTTACGCCACCTAACGGTGAGTGTTAAAACAACAACCAAATGAACCACCCTGAATAAGCACCGGGGTGTTTTTTGTTATAATGGCTACGAGGTAATTGTATGGCAATGCGGCGTGATGTTGGAATGAATGGCATTTCTGGATACCCTACAGAAAATGAAATTGATTTTCCTTATCGTAATCAAAGTTTGACGCAGCAAGGCACTGCTGATCCTATGGGTCGCTCTTCCTTTCGTGAAAAAGGAATTAATGAACGATTAAAACTCGGCGCGCCTATGTCTGCTAGAGAAAAAGATTATGTTCGTGCTGGAATTGGCAAAATGGTAGGTAACTCTTATTCTGAAGAAGATTACCGTGCAAAAGCACAAGCCGGTATTGATACAAATAATGCAAATAACGCCAGACGTAAGAAGCTAGCTGAAGTTAATGCAATGTATCCACAGGCACAGTACAGTGCCAGCCCACAAATGCAATACGAAAAGAAACAAGGTCCTGTTTCTAAAGCAATGGGCGTAGTAAACATTAAGCCTGGAATGCCACCACGTGTTGGTATAGGTAAGTTGCCTACACCATCAGAAATGAGAATGCAACGATAGTGCAAAGTGCAACAAAGCAAAAGCAGCTGGAAACAAGACTGGTAAACAGTATGTCCGACAACCTAAAGCAGTAGCACAGAAAGCAGCCAGGCATAGATGAAATCCACGCTGTATCAGTACGTACTACGTAACGTATTTGTCGTAGATGGAGACACACTTAAGGGTGATATAGACCTGGGATTTAATGTCAGTTTGACTGGCATTAAAGTACGTATGGAACACGTCAACTGTCCTGAAAAGAATACCGCTGAAGGTGTCGCAGCTAAAGACTTTACACTAGCCTGGATAGCCCAAAAAACGGCTATACAGGAGAAGATTATAGTCATAGTGAAGAATCACCGGGAAGACAAATACGGACGCATCCTGGGGTCAATCTCCTCTGCTGGAGAAGACTTGGCACAGCAGATTATCTTGGCTAATCATGGTGTTGGTTACGAAGGAGGGAAACGCATATGATCAAACGAAACATCCATGATCGCGGTCCATTCAATGTTCCATTGAAAACAAAGGTCAGCATTGACTTGGCAAGCAAACTAAAACAGTACTGCCTAAAGAATGGACTACCTGAAGACTTCGTTGTCCGAGCTGCTATTGCCATACACCTGGCGATCAAGAATGAAGACAAAGAAGAAGATGTCCTATACGACGAAGTCGGGCCTGGAACATAAAAAAGCGCACCACCCGGTGCGCTTTCCTTTACTTTATGTAGTGCGCTTCAAACGCAGCAGTCGTTACTGGAAGTACATCTTTCAGTACATTCCAACAGTCTGTAGCAATCTTACGATGCTCTTCCTGGGTATGCTCATCCATTCGTACACGGCAGTAATGTAACCAATCACGCACAGTGCCCTTCATGTACAACCTGGTGCCTACACACATAGGTAGAACCATCCTGGCTGACTCTAAGGCTACACCACTCTTCACTAAGTCATCATAGGCGCGAATAGCAACAAGGATGGGTGCCAACGCCTTATTGTTCATCTCAAGTTGCGTCTCTTCATCCTCAAATAAAACACTACCTTGACGGTTGGTAGAACCTTTCCTACGCATCGATGGCAAGTCCAACTCGATCTTGCTAGGGTTAGCATAACGCTGACTAAACTCTTGGACGTGGAAACTACGATGTCTAAGCATCTGTGCTGATATAGCCCTGGACGTGTAGACTTCCATCACTACATCAACCATAGCAAAAACAGACCAGTGGCCTTCTTTCATGCAGTAGTTGAGTAACTTCTCAAAGTCCGGATTGTCTGGGTTACTAGACGAAACTCTGGCGCAATGAATCATGAATGACTCTGCGTCAGGCTGTATATACTTTAATGTTGCTGCCATCAATGCCTCCACCTACAGGGTACCACGCAGGTACGTACCGGTGATATAATACTTGCGTGATTATTCACACGGAGGTTTCTATTGATTACTATTGCAAAGGCTGATCGCAGCTGCAATGTCACTGTGAAGATTCAGCATCTTCCTGATGGTGTGTACTTCCACATCACTGCGCCCAACGAAACCGTAGCCGAGCGTTACACTCCTGTCCAGGCATGGAATTTCCTGTACAGCTGTGTTGAACTTGGTGATGTAACTATCCCTACAAAGACGCTTCTTGAGATTGCCGACATGGTAATCCAGTACTTTGCACCACAAAAACGTGCAACGCCTGTGAGTGTTGAGATGGGATCGATGTCCTTTGATGGAGGAGATATCGATGGTTAATCGTGTAGTCCTTACAGGGCGCCTGTGCGCTGATCCAGAGCATAAGACATCAGCCGCTGGCAAGTCTATCTGTAACCTTCGTATCGCTGTGGACCGCAAAGGTCGCGAGAAGGAAACAGACTTCTTTGACGCGACGGCTTTTGGTCAGGTCGCCGACTTTGTTGGCACCTACATCAAGAAGGGTCGCATGGTTGGCATCGATGGCAAACTACGCACCAGGGAATACGAAGCCAAAGATGGTACACGCCGCAAGGTGTACGAGATCATCGTGGACGATGTAACCGCTCTTGATCGTCCAAAGGACGGTGATCCTGGTGGGTTTACCGAGCAGTCAAGCGGAATCAAGCCAGCTGCAAAGCCCCAGGTTGAAGATATTGATGACCCATTCGCGGAATAAAACACGCAATTAGACATCAAATAAAACAAGAAACACTCCCTCAACTAAGGGAGTGTTTTTTTACTTGTTCAACAATCTCATCGGACAACTCTTCGTCATCAGTCAGTTCTGCAACCAAGTACCAGATTGCTTTGTGTAAATCCTGGTTCTTGTATTGCTTGTGATTGCACCTGGTGACGTACTTGATGACGTTGAACAAGTGAGGATTCAAACCCCAATCCATGGCAAACTTCCGTGGACTGGGACCTTTCCTGTAATGCTCAACCATCGTTAGATTCTCGGATGACTGCACTGGCCTTGGTAATCTGTTCGCCAAGCCACTTGATGACCGGGACTGCCATACTGTTTCCAAGTGCTTTGAATCTTGCTCCGTCTGTTGCGGTTTCAAGTACTGCATTTTGTTCTTCGGGACATCCATACTTACCCAACTCCTCTCTAAAACACCCAGCCTTGGACTTATACCAACGTATGTCAGTGTATCCATCTGGGAATCCTTGCAGACGCTCACATTCAACTGGTGTAAGGCGCCTGACAATCATGTTCGTATGAACAGCAGGAACAGAGTTACCGCCAGCACTAGACATCAATGTAGGAGACAGTGTTTCGCTGTATCCAATGGACCTGGCAGCTGCACCTTGTCCCAACTTAAACGCACCTACATCATGGGCAACGTACTGATCCGGAGTGGTCGCTATTGTGTATGCACACTCATCTTGTCCCATGTATCCGGCTCCTCCTCCTCCAGGTTTCGGTGTTCCACCGCTTACACCAGAGTAATGACCAATGCCACGTACTTTGAACACATGAGCAACACCTTGCGTAGCCATGCTGTCCAGCGTGTATGACGGATCACCATCATTACCTATACCTATGCCATTCTGCTTCTTCTCTATGTCTCGGACATCTTGGATTGGAATGGCGCCTTGCACAACATAGTTGATTGCATGATGACTCGTTGTTGCTGGTTGCGCAGCTTGCAAGCAGTTTGCTACTTCACTCTCTGTCGCACTGAACGTGTTAGCCTTAGCGTCTTCACGGACGCTGTAGACAGAGGTATGACTGACGATTGGTGTATTCCCACCACCAGTGCCGAACCTGGCTACAACAGTCTGGCACGTCTCGCCCATCTCTTTCACGCGACTGTCAGCCGGGTGAGTTTCATACGCCTGGACTACAGTGTGCGTTGATCTGATATCGCCGATGTCAAAACAATTGAGTGTATTACTGACATCTGCCTCTACCCACGTCTCGTATCCGTCAGCAGATGTAGCACGAGTAGACTTACGGTAAGCCGTTGTATCTACTATGTATGGGCGATCTTTGACAGATGTTATAGTGGGAGAAAGGTTGCCTTCTATGATTTCCGCTTTTGCTTGACCGGACGCAACAGCAATTAACTCTCCGTCATCGTTACTGCTATCGATTCCAGTGCCAACTTGAGGGTTGGCGGCAGTTGTCTTCCTCTTACTTCTGCCCTCCGCAGGATTCCGACACACGCTTTCGCGCTCAAATAATACCGAGGATGGATGTCGCCAATCTCCTGAAGAGTGTGCGACAACAAAGACACGTCTGCGTCTTTGCGCGACTCCGAAGTACTGAGCGTCCAGCACTCGCCAGGACACGCTATACCCGATACTGCCCAACGCCCCGATGAAGGCTCCAAAATCCCGTCCTCCGTTTGATGACAGGACGCCAGGGACGTTTTCCCATATGACCCACTCAGGACGTACGTGGTCAACCAGACCGACAAAGGCAAGGGCGAGGTTACCACGTGGGTCATCCATTCCTTTTCTGAGTCCTGCGACTGAGAAGGATTGACAGGGGGTTCCTCCGATAAGAACGTCAACTGAACCTCTTGCAATGTTCCATTCCTTATACTTGGTTAGATCTCCGTAGTTCTTGACACCAGGATAGTGTTGATCCAAGACACGGGATGGGAATCCATCAATCTCAGCAAACCCTACGGGAGTCCAACCTAAAGACTCCCAGGCTACACTCGCAGCTTCTATACCACTGCAAACGCTTAGGTACCGCATCAGTCGATGAAGCCCATCGTGCGACCCTTGCGTACAGCACGATCACGCGCTCCTTGACCACTGACACCCAACTTCCAATACAGGTTGTCCATATGAAACTGAATCGTCCGATGTGAGATGTTCATTGAAACACCCATCATCTTTGCAGTTCTCTGAGATGGAAGCATCTTGAGGATCTCCAATTCTCTGGGAGACAACTCAAACGCGAGTTTCTTTTCCTCGGTTTTTTCTTCTACTTCTTCGCTCATTTCTTGTACCTCTTCATAATGTTAGTCCATGCTTTATCGGCAGAAATGTCATCCTTGTAGAACTCAATGCTCTGCCGATCGTCCTCGTTGTATGCAATAAATGCGACTTTGCCTTTGTACCCACGAATCTCACAGAATTCGACCTGGTACTTATGCCCTGGGCAAGACAAACCAACGCAGGGTGTGTCACACACAGTCCTGCCTGATTCAAAGCGCACTCGCTTGACATATTGCTTATCTGTTTTGGCAACCGGTTTAGTGGATCGATATAGCAACGCATCAATGCAAAGGTCATCATAAATAACCGAAGACAGCATACGGGAAGTATATACTTGCATACTTGCAGGTGCAAGCGGTAGTCAATTCCTAATGTACAATCATGGTATGGGCGTAGTCAAAAAATATCAGAACCCATCAGGTGGACTGAATGCCGCTGGTCGTGCGCATTTCAAAAAGTCTGAAGGACTCAATCTGAAGCCACCAGCACCAAACCCAAAGACACCAAAAGATGCGTCTAGGCGTAAGTCATTTTGTGCCAGGATGGAAGGCATGAAGAAGGTCAACACGTCTGCAAAGACGGCTAAAGATCCTAACAGCCGAATTAATAAGAGTCTTCGGGCCTGGAACTGCTAATGAATAAAAATATCAATCACGCACAAACTTTTAGTCGTGATCTCCCAGACATTGAACGCCGTGAACATGGGCTTAAAAAAGCCCCGACTAAAGCGCAGATGCAACAGATGGAGAAGAAGGAACACGGACTTAAGCGTACGCCATCTATGGGACAGATTATGATGATGGAGCGCAAGGAACACATACAGCCAGATGGCAATGTGATTGTTGGCAAAGGTTATAAAGGAAGAGCGAGGGCAAAGTAATGGCTAAGACAGTAAAGACGATGAAACCGGCAAAGACTATGTCTGACATGATGGGCGTGAAGAAGGCTCATCCAATGGGATGCAAATGCCCTAACTGCAAGAAAAACTGCTAGTATGCCACAAACGTCACCCATTCAACCTAAAAGTCCGGTTGTCGTAGGTAGCGGAAAAGACCGAGAAAAAGGTTTTTACCGTGATATCCGTATGCCAAACGGAGTAGTTCGTCGTGAGTGGTCTTTGTTTAGCGACGAAACAAAACAACGTCACAAAGAAAAGCAAGACACATTTAACGATAAGGTTGGCTGGGCAAGTTCACCTGGGCTAACTAAAGTTGGTGGCGCAATGCTGGCAACGGGCGCAGCTTTGGGTGCTGGGGCTGTTGCTTTGGCAAGAAAAACGCCTGAACTTGCTGCTAAATATGCTGCAAGGCAACGTGAAAAATCACGTATAAATCCAGTTGTAAAACGCTCTGGAGCAATTCATCACATATTAAGTGATACCCGCCAGAAAGATTTTAAACAAGGACAAACAGTTACCAAAGGGCAAATTAAAAGGACGGGCAACTTTGCTGGAGGCAAAGGTACACGTCCAGCACCTCAACAACGCATGAGTTTGACTCGCGATCAATATAACGCTCGCTTAAATCCTCGTTTAGGTGGTCAATCTAATTCGCTTTTAGGTGGTCAATCTAGTCCATCATTACGAGGGCAATCCTCTTCGTTTACACCGAGTACTGCGGCTCAACGAGAAGCAGTCATACAAGCAATGCAGCAACGAAAGTATGGTAGTCCATTACAAGGACAATCTACTAACCTTACAGCAGTGCGCGAAGAAGCCATTCAGGCAATGCAGCAAAGGAAATACGGCAGTCCACTACAAGGGCAAACTAGCCCATTGCCAGCAAGAGGTTCAACTATGCCACAAACAGGCAACCTATTTGATCAACCAGAACCACCTAAGACAAGGGCTAAAGGTGGAAGCTTTGGGCCTGACAGTCGTCCAAAAGCAGGTAACTTTCCACCTGAAAGACCAGGGGCTAGATTTAGACCACGTGGATCTGGACAGGTTGGTGCTGGAAGACCAGGGGCTGATTTTAGACCGGTAGATAAAGGTAATAAGGGGCCTAATATGCCAAAAACACAAATGGGGCAAGGAATAGCAGTAAATCGTAATCCAAAATCTGCAGCAGAACTCAAAGCTATTGAAGATGCAATGCGTCGTCGCAGTGCAGCACGTGCTGGTACTGGCGCACCTGGTGCTAGATTCAGACCGGGTCCAGTTGTAGATTCTCCTGGTGCAATGAGGGCTGAATCTGCGGCAACTGCTGGAAGACCACGTGCAACACTTAGACCTGTTGCTAATCCCACTAAGTTAGTTGGGAAAGGAATAGCAGTAAATCGTAATCCGATACCTGCTTCTGAATTAAAAGCCGTCGAAGATGCAGTAAATCGACGTAGGGCAGTACGTGCTGGTACTGCTGCGCCAGGTGCTAGATTTAGACCGGGTCCAGTACCGGACTCTCCGGGAGCAATGAGGGCTGAATCTGCGGCAACTGCTGGAAGACCACGTGCAACACTTAGACCTGTTGGTAGTGGCCCTAAGCCAACTCCTCCAGGTCCAACACCTCAATTTGGACCAACGCCAACCGGAACAAAACCGTATGTACCGCCTGGTCAAAGTGCAATACCTACGTTCACGACACCTAAGCCACCAGCACCTAAACCATCGTTATTTGGTAGGATTAAAGGCTTTGCTAAAGCATCTGTCCCAGCGGCTATTGCCGCGCATATGCTTGAGGATGCTGGCGCCGGTGTTATGTCAGCAGCAAAAGGTGACTGGAAAGGCGCAGGTCAAAGAGGATTAGACCTCCTTTCACACACGAAATTTGGTGGGCTTATTCCTGTTGCTGATCAAGCAATGAAAGGCTTTACTGGTAAGGGCTTTAGGGATAATGCAACTAGCGTTGGTGACAAGATTATTCATGCTAAATACATAGACGGGAAGCAACCTGCACCGGCAGCAAAAACGACTGCGCCAGCTGCATCTGGTGGCAATAAGCCAGCCGGTGGGCAGAAGCCATACGAACCTACGTATTTCCCAGAAGCCGGTAATAACGGTAATGCTGTTCGTAAGCCGGATAGTTATCTTGGTGAAGCGTTTGACTACTCACTTCAAAAGGGTACTACATCTGGAACTAAGTACCTGGAACATATGTTCCGCCGTGACAAAGTTAGTGAAGACGATCAACAGCGACTGCGCGAGCGATTCAACAAGAAGGTTGTTGGAGATCAGACGCTTCAAGAATATGGTGCAGATAAAGGCATCACTCAAACCCTTGAAGGTAAGAAGTCTGGTCTTGGTGAAGCATTGCTTGGCAAGTATCGAGATACTGGTACCTACCAAGGTAATACCAAATACGATGTCATGCGAGCAGCTGCTGAAGCGCGAATGGCAAGGAAGTAACCAAAGGGGAGCAAACGCTCCCCTTTTTTCTTGTCTGCCGTATACTTACGTGCATGAGTGAAATGCAAGCAGGTACAGAGTTTGAGGAAGACGGTATCTGGTATCGCCGCACAAGTATGGGAGTGGTTAAACTCTGCGAAGGAACTATCGTTCGCGAAGGCAAAGAGATGCGGTGTCGTAGTGCATCCATCAAAGGACAACAGTATTGTCCGCAACACGGCATGAAGCATATGGTCAAGTCGGAGCGACCACAAGCCCTGGCTCATGCGTATCAAAAGCACCGCCGTCGGTTCAAGTCTATTGGTAAAGAGTTGCTTGAGAAGGTAGATGACTACCGAGAAGATCCAGACCTTTTCTCGCTACGTGACGATACAGCCTATCTAACTGCCTTATTGGATAAACGTGCCGAAGCAGCAGCAGAAGGCGTTAGTATCGAGCAGTACAAGCGCATAGAGGCAGCATACAATCTCTGCCGAAGTAAACTTGGTAGCCCTGACTTCATAGACTGCTTTGAACAACTAGGTGAGTCCATCACACAGAGACTTGATGAGTTTGCGGCATCTAAAGACGTACTCGATCTTATTGAACGCCGTACTGACCTGGTCGAAGCAGAACAACGAATGATGCAGACGAAGTCATACGTACTGGAAGCCGATCAAGCATTCATGCTGATTATGCAAGTTGTTGAGGTGGTCAAGTCCTGCGTACGTAATGCAGACGAATTAATGGCTATCAAGACTGGTATAAATAAGTTATTGAAATCACACAAACAAGAGACCGATGAATCAATAGAGGATGCTGTAATCGTAGATGAACGCTAAACAACTAAAGCGCAACACGCCCAAAGAGTTTCGTCACTTCACTAGAAACGATAAGCCGTTGGCTGAAGCGTTGCTTGAAGCAATGGGAGATCAGATACAACTCGTGCTTGAAACTGGTGACTACGACTCAGGACGTGCAGCTGCTATTGATGGCGCATCGATGGATTACGCTACTTGGCTAAGGACGTATGCACCTCACGCTATGTCTTCTTCACTTGGAGAACATCATAAACGGGCCTGGGAGTGGGCAGAGAGTATAGAACCTGGCGTTGTCCCACCCGCTTTGATTGAATGCTGGTTCCGAGGTGGCGGTAAGTCTACAACGATGGAACACATCGCGGCACGTATTGCAGTCAAAGGATCTAAACGATTCTTGTTGTATGTCTGTTCTACTCAAGAAGCGGCAGATAGACACGTATCTGACATTGCCCACACAATGGAGCGTTGTGGTATTGAAAGGGCTTTGAACCGTTATGGATTCTCCAAAGGATGGAACGCATCCAAACTACGTACAGCAAACGGATTCAACGTTCTTGCATTCGGTTTGGACACTGGTGCTCGCGGTGTCAAGCTTGATCACCTTCGTCCTGATTTCATCATCCTTGACGACATTGATGAGCTTGATGATTCTGTTAACCGGGTTGAAAAGAAGATAGGCACAATCACCCAGACAATTCTCCCTGCTAAGAGTACGGACTGTGCTATTGCGTTTGTACAGAACAAGATTCATGCCAACAGTGTTATGGCACAGATTCTTAGTGGTGAACTGGATGCACTCCAGGAACGCATACAAAGCCCTATCGTGCCAGCAATCGAAGGATTGACATACGAACCCATTGAGCGTGAAGATGGACGTACTGGATATAAGATTACTAGCGGGACGGCTACGTGGTCTCACAAAAACATACAAGTCTGCCAACGTGAGATTGATGACTACGGCATCTTGTCATTCCTACGAGAGTGCCAACATGAGGTTGGTGTTGGTGGTAGGTTCTTCCCGCAGTTTAAACCGTATGACAGCACAGGACAGCCGTGGCACGTTGTTGAACACGTTGACGTAAAACCATGGTGGCGTATCTGGGCAAGTCATGACTTTGGTACAGCAAGCCCTGCCTGTTCAATCATCTACGCGAGTGATGAGAACGAAACCATCTACGTCATTGGTGAGATCTATGAAGCAGGTAACGTAAGTAGTCAACAGGCTATGAAGTTACTAAAGTGGTTAGAAGTCCGCGAGTACGCGAAGCCGTTGAAGAAGAAGATGGAAGACGGTCCTTGGAATACCAAACTAGAAGCAATTGCGTTTGACTACGGAAACACATTTCCACCAGAAAACGTTGCTCAACGGATTGGTGAGTACCCGGTAGAAGTTTGGTGGCGTCGTGGCCTACCAGCAGTCCGTGCAGTCAAAGATCGTAAAGCAGGATGGCGCAGACTCCAGGAATGGTTAGCGGCTGTTCGCATGAAAGATGGCAAAGCATATCCACGGTTTGTCGTCGTAAAGAATGGTTGCCCAAACCTCATCCGTGAGATGGAAGCAGCTATGTGCGACCCTAAAGATCCGGAAGATCTGGACAGCGGTACAAAGTCTGACCACGCCCTGGACTCCTGTAGGTACGGCGTTATGTGGCGCGAATTTCCAGTCACTTGCCCAGAAGTATCTAAGGCTTCTTGGAAGCCAGCGTGGCTTAGTAGTAACGATGAGGACGGTTACGTTTAATGCTCAGTGATATTATTCAAGTTGCATTACTGGTAGTTATTGCTTTGTTTTTAGCACTGACCTACCGTGACGTACGATGGTTTCGCATGGAACATCAGCAGAGAATTGAACGGATTAAGCAAGGTGAGAGGTACTTATGAGAAACCCGCTATTCACACTTAAGCGGAAAACAGCCGAGCCAGGTATGTTTAACCGGTCTCAGGCTGTTGGTCTCAATCCACCTGGGATGGAAACCATCAAGCAGAGCATCATGGCAATGAAAAAGCCTATTGCTAACGGTACGCAAGGTAGTTTTGACACCGGTAACTTAGAACTTGAAGATCCAGATGACTTGGGCCTGGATCACGAACAAAATAAATGGAAAGTTGATCCTGGTGAACAACCAGAAGAAGCAGTCAAAGTAACCACCTTTATCAAGGGTGAGTTTGATCGTGCATATCGCGCACGGCAAGAAATGGAACTAGAGTGGGCGCAAGCATTAGCATTCTTTGAAGGACGACAATGGTTCCGTATTAACTCCCAGACTCGTAACCTGGTGCAGTTGCAAAACCCGTCAGAGCCTAACCGATACATGACGGTCAACAAGATGCGTCCTTTACTCGATGGCGTCGTAGGCAAACTTACGCAAGTTGCACCAGATGCTCGTGCTGTTCCACTTAGCATGAATCCAAAAGATCAAGCAGCTGCAGACGAAGCAAACTTTATTGCCGGTCACTATACGCGCAAGTTTGATCGTGAGACACAGACTAAAGAACGTGTCCGCTGGGCTTGCGTAACAGGAACGTCCTACGTCAAGATTTACTGGAACGCTAAGTCTGAAATAGTAATGCCTAAGATGGCTATTGATGACGGATCTATCAATGGATACGAATCACTACCACTTGGTGATGTCGAAGAAGAAATAGTTCCATGTTTTAATGTATTGATTGATCCAACAGCACAGCGTGACACCGATATCCGTTGGATGATTCACGCCAGCATAAAACCACTGTCGTGGTTTACCGATAACTATGGCAAGGCCGGTAAGGCTGTACAGCCAGACGCTATCGCAGGGCAAAACTCTGGATACGTTGATGCTTACCTAGAAGGCGCCAATGGTTCTGGTAACGGATGGGTTCAACCATCATCTGCCAGAATGAACAACATGGACTCAAAGAAACACGCCGCAATCGTGTATGAGTACTGGGAGAAACCCACTGCACAATATCCAGATGGACGCTATATCGTTAGTACTAATAGCGCATTACTTCACGCAGGTGTTTGGCCATACGAAAAGAAAGACGACTTTCCCTTCATTCCATTGCGATGGCAACCACGATCGGGTACCGCATACGGACACAGTCTGGGGTTTGACTTGTGTCCATTGCAGCAAATGTACAACCGACTTTATTCAAGAGCTTTAGAGCAGTTTGAAGTCAACAAAGACTACATCATGGTTGAACGTCTAAGCCGTATCGGTGCAGATGCATTTGATCAAGCCGCCGAAGACATTGATGACAAGTCGCGTATCTACCGAAAGGTCTACTACGATCGGGGTTCACAACCACCACAGATTCAACGCGCACCTGGTATATCTGCTGACCTATTCCCGATGATGCAAACATTGGAAAAGGATATGGCAGACATTGCTGGATTGCATGACGTATCCCAGGGCCTGGCCCAGGCAGGTACTCCAGCGGAATCCGTACGGTTGCTACAACGTGCAGACAATACTCAACACTCTTACATTCGTGCAGACATTGAGAAGAGTATCCAAAGAATCAAAGAATGGGAGATCTCACTGGTAGCCCAGTTTGCAGTTACTCCATTCATTGGATCTGTTGATGATCAAGTAAATCCACAGAACAATCTGAAGCAGGGTTTAATTACCTTTGATGCTATTCGTGAAGGTGGACAGTTCCGCGTTGTATACATTCCTGGTTCATCCATGCAGGATAGCCCAGATCAGAAACTACAGAAGATTGTCATGCTGCGGCAGATGGGCCTCTTTGGTGATCCAACTGATCCAGAAACAAATGCGCTTACTGTCAAGATGTTGCAGTTACCAGAGACAACTGACATCCTTGGAGTCTTGGCTATGCAACAACAGAAGCAAGCTCAGATGCAACAACAGATGATGCAGATGCAACAACAGCAGATGGCTGCTCAGTCACAACCTAAACAGGCACCGTTTAATCCGGAAGCCGAACAGATGAAAACACAACTTGACTTAGAGAAGCAACAGCAACTATTCCAAATGAAGCATCAAGCAGAAATGGAAAAGATGCAAGCTGATGCTCAACTTAGGACTGAAGATTACGCGACAAAGCAGATTGCTGATATCGCAAAAGATGCTTTTACCACCAGTGGTAATAGCAAGGGCGCGACCCCTGCACGGAAAGTGCAAAAACAATAAACGTAGTCGTGCTAAAATGGGAGACATAAATGCCTGAAGAGATGGTGACACTAACTTCCGATTCACCAGCGGAAGCACCAGGCGGTTTGGGAAACGCAGTTGCAGACTTCATTCAAGATAACGCCGGTCTTGAAGGTAACTCACAATGGGCGACAAGTGAGACTGACGGAAGTTACGAAACTGCGGACGATGGTTATGACGAAGTTGCTGAAGTTGATGAGACAGATTATGACGCATTAACGGATGAACTACTTGGCGTTGACCGGGGTCAATATTATGAGCAAGAACCAGAAGAACCTGGTGCTGTTCCATATGAGCGATTCCGTGAAGTCAACGAACGAGCACGTCAAGCCACCGAGTACGAAGAACGATTCAATCGTTGGGGTCGTGTCATTGAGAATCTTGAGTCACAAGGATATCAGGATGCGGATGCGGTAGATGCAATGCTTGCTCAACAAGAGCAACAGCGGAGCGAATATCAAATCCAAAACCGATATCGCCAGATGGCGGATCAACAGTTAATGGATCCACAACTGGCAGAAGCTCAGGCCCGCGCTGAAATTATGCAGCAACGGTATGAGGGACAGATGGCTCAGGTCAACCAGTATATGTTGTCTCAGCAACGAGATTATGCTGTTCAACAATACCCACTGGCACAACGTGCGCCTGAACTTGTGGATAACTTGATCTCCGCTGGGTTCTCTCCAGAACAAGCGGCTCAAGCAGTACATGAGCAAGTGCGTACTATTACTCGTAGTCTAGTTCCGGAAATTACAAGCCGTCTATCGAGATCGCAACGTAGTCCACAACCAATGGGAAATGCAAACACAGCAGTGCCAGCACCACCAGGACGTGGAGTACAACAGCAGCGAGGTTCCTCGATTGGTGCATTGCTTGGAATTGTCCGGGGGAAAAACACTCTTTAAGGTAGAACATTATGGCAATCGCATCTGGTGCAGTCCTGCTTGATACACAGGCTCTTACACTCGCCGATCAGGCAATCATCTCTAACGACCCTCTCGTAAAAGAAATTACGAAGGCTCTTCACAAGACGTGGAATGCTCTTAAGGACATCCCGCTGACAACCTCTCCATCCCTTCGCCAAGTTGGCGTTCGGTTTACGAACCAACAGGGTTCGCTTCCGACGATTAACTGGGCAACGGTCAACGAAGAGCCGACAGTCAGCAAGGGTAAACCAAAGCAGTACGAAGAATCCATGTATCTTGTTCGTAACAAGATCCAGGTGGACCACGTACTTCTTGATCAGCCTAACAACATTGTTGATCCAATCGAAGCACAAGTTCAGATTTTCATGGAGTCGTTTGCGTATGATTTCAATACGAAATTCATAAACAATGATCCGACCGCTGCAAGCGGTGACACGGATTGTTTCCCTGGACTTCGGTATCGTCTTGCTAACCCAGACCAGTTTGACATTCCTTCGGAAATGTCGGTCAACGCGGCTGGTACAGACCTTACGACAGCTACCTCTGCTTCTGCTCTTGCTAACAACATGATGCTGTACATTCAGCAACTGCTTGACAACATGAACAGTCCTGATGGTGATGGCGTGGTTCTTTACGTATCAGAGCGCGTTAAGCGTCGAATTGAGTGGGCCATCAGGAATATGGGCATAGGCGCAGGCTTCGACATTACCAAGGACTCTTTTGATCGTCCTGTCGAGAAGTACAAGGCTGCTACAGTCCGTTCCGTTGGTCGTCGTGCAGACGGTATTACGCACGTCCTAAAGGATGAAACAGCAGCTGGTGTTGAAGCAACAACTGCTACTGGACTTGAATCCATCTATGCTGTTCGCTATGGCTCTGGCTATGCAACAGGATGGCAGAGTGGTCCATTCAAGCCTACGTACCTTGGTCTTTCCAAGGAAAACGGCGTTCTGCACAACATCGTATTCGACTGGGGTGTTGGTCTTTGGATGCCTCACGTACGTGCTGTAGGACGTGTCTACAACATCAAGGTTGCATAAGGAGTAACTGATGGCAAGAGATTTTCTTCTCAACTTTGGTTCACTTACGTTGTCTTTGGCAAATACCTTGGCGGCTCCTACAATTACAGCAACCACTGGTTACTCAACTGGTACTACAAACCTGCTTCTCAACGCAGGTTCGGCAGTTGTAGATCTTGGTGCTATTGGTGGACAGAACAACCGTTCGGAATTGTTTGTCAAGATTAACGTCAACGCAACTGCTGTAACTGGTGGTGGTACTGGCGATTATTGGACAGTTGTTCCACTTGTTGAAGCAAGTAAAGACAATGTGAACTTTAGCGTTGTTTCAACGCTTCCAGTCGATGTAGCGGCGTTGAAGATTGCGTATGCTACTGCTACTACTATTAGTGGAGATAGTTCGAGCCAGGTATTTGTACCTCTGTACGCACCTGCTGGAACAATGTCACTAAACGCTAGTGGTGCGGCTGAAGATAACTACCGATATTTCAGAGTGCGAATTATGACTCGCGTTCTTGGTACTGGTACAAACAACGCTCCAGCTGGTTCGTCTTGGCAACTATCAGCCACTATTAGTGGTGCGATTGTAAACGCAAAAGACGGCATTATTTAATTACAAAGGGGGAGGGGAAACCCTCCCCTTTTTTTGAAAGGAAAATTATGGCAAAAGATGCTTTGCTTGGTGGGTCGGTAACAATTAACGCTGGTTCAACATGGACTAGCGGTACCGCTTACTACAGCCCTACAGTATCCATTGAACCCTTTAGTTCTAATGGAACTCATTCCACACTTTGGGCGCGTTTTATTCTTAGTCAACCAACATTTACTGCGGTTCCAGTTGCTGCTGGCACGTACGGATTTCACTTCCATGTTGCGGCATCAAAGGATGGAAACACGTTTACTCAAGTTTCTCAGTTGCCGACAGATACCGATGCATTTAAATCGCATATGGTTTATGTCCAAGGCACTCTTGCTATTAGCGCACAGAGTTTGACAATTCCTCATATTGTAAACGCAACATCAAGCCCTACGTTTACTAACGGAAACTCGGCTATCCCTGCTGCGCCATACGCAGTAGTGGGTGATGTGTTTACGTTTGCGGCAACCACTGCTCCATTTGCAACTGGTACACCGTATTACGTAGTTAGTTCAACCCCAGTAGCAGCTGCCTCGACTCCACAGTCGAACATCACGCTTTCCGCTACACCTGGTGGTGCGCCTATTACCTTTACTGGTACTACTGGTGCATTCTCCATTAGCAAGGTAACTCCTGCACCAATTGCAGTTGGTGATACGTATCAGATCAACGGTACGTTTACTGCTGGACTTGATGGAGTTGGTGGATCGGCATTTACACTAGTAAGTGGCATGAATATTGTTGTTACTCGTGCAGCTAACACTGGTGTTGCAACATCTGTGTTCTTCCGTGTAGCCACTGACAGCACAACTGTTGGTACTCAACGAGAATACGTACAGGGTGCTGCTACGTCTACTAGCGTATCTATTAACGCACCTAACTTTGGTGGTGAAGTTTACCTACCAATTGTTGCGCCTGTAGGTATGCAAACAAACGGATCGACTGTTCAACAGGACAACTATAAGTATGTTCGTGGTGTAGCAGTGTTTACGTCTACTGGAACGACAATTACTCCTACTACTACGGTACGTATGGATCTTGTCACCTCCCGTGATGGAGCCTATTCCTAATGACACGAGGTGAGATTAAACGGCGTATCCGTCTTCTTGGACGGCACTATTTTGGTTCGGATTCGGACCAGGATCCGTTTGGTCTTGACCTCCTCATTTTGGAAGTCACTAATCAGATAGCCAGGTCAACTGACTGCTTTACAGGCAGAAGGTATCTTGATCTGGCTGCTGATACATCAGAGTATTGCGCTCCTGATATCTATCGCGTACGTAACGTCCAGGTTAAAAACACCGGCGGTGACTGGCAACGTATGCGCATCCTAGACGCTTACAACCGTAAGGTTGATATGGTCCGTAATGACGGATCATCATCGTTTCCAACAATAGCCGTGTTTACCGGTATGAATAAGGTGTCCGTGTATCCACCACCGGCGGCTATCATTACTCAAGGGTTGATGCTTGAAGGGTATGCCATCCCTGGTGATTACTGGGTTTACGATGTTAATGGCGTCGGACTACCAATGAACGATGATGCTGAATGTCCACTCCCGGACATTGCTCACGACTGCTTGGTTTATGGTGTCCTAGCGCAACGCGCTATGCAATCTAAAGATGTTGATGGCTTTCAGTTGTACCAAGCTCAATATACTGATCGACTTGGAATGGTTGAGTCGTTTGCTGCTAGTTACGCAAGGAGACCAGTTTAATGGCTCTTACAATGGCTCAGTTAACGACTGAGACATATAAGTTACTCAATGAGGCAACTAACTCTACCTTGGGCGTTGTGAGTGCTGGTGATGGCACTACGATTGCAGGTAACGACACAGATACAACTATTAGAAGTTTCATTGGTGAAGCCGTATCTGAAATCTGTCGAACTTGCGTAGCGTTCCAGGTTTATAGTGAGTTAACTTACATTACTAATACTAGGAATATGTTGTTGACCAGCGCACTTCAACCTAATCCTGCTTTGTCTAAAATTTGGTTTGTAACAGATGCATACATTGGCTCTACAAGATTAGTTCACGCATCTGAATCAAGCGTACGTGCTAACGATCTAGCTTATGCTTCTACAGTCGTTACAACATCGGCAGGTATTACTAACTGGTATAGGATGGATAACTATTCTGTTAGCCTTTATCCATTTTGCTCAAACGCAACAGATACCGTTGTAAAACTTTACGGTTACGGAATACCCGATATTACTAACGCTAGTGGTACATCTTTTTCGTTTATTCCAGATGATCTGATGAAACAGATGATTCCCGCTTGGGTTGCAACCAAACTCATTATGAAGAACATTGATGACCCGACACTAGGTGACAGAATGTTCTGGCGTAATTGGTATAACGAAGGACGTATGAAACTCTTTATGCAACTGGACGCTGGTCTTAAAACAGCCGGTGGTCCATTTGCAATACCTCCAGTGATAGGGCAAGGATAATGAACATCGCCTGGGGCCGATTTATCCTACTTGCTATAGGTGCATTCTGCGCTTCAGCCGCTCCTGAGTTTGATGCTGCGTGGAAAGCGCAGCATATTCCTGATAATGCGTCATTCGGCATGGTGACGAGAGTACTATTATTGTGTAGCATAGAAGGCGTCAGGGCTGGTATACCCGCTATGACCACTGCGTTGATTGCCTTCTTCATGCGACAAGATAGCAACCTACCAGTGTTTTCAGTTAAACTACCGGAGGTGAGAAAAGTCAGTGAAACGACGAGGGACATCGATGGATAAGTTGCAAATTGACTTGAACACATTACTTGCCGGTTTTGTCGGTGCATTAATAGGTACTGACTGGAACAAGATAAAGAATGTAGTCCAAGGAGCTATAACAGTTCTATCTGGAACTGCGTCAGCAATCTACTTAACTCCGCTTGTTGCAAAACAACTAGGATGGGATCAGCCCCATCAGATGATCGGGCTATCATTTTTACTTGGCACACTTGGCCTGCGTACTGTACAGGCTTTTAATTTATTGATCGAAAAGTCTCTAAAGAAAGTAAGTGAATAAAATGAGTTGGCTAAGTAAACTACTGAAGAAGAACGCTAATCTACCAGAGGTAAAGATACCTTTTGGTGAAGCTCTTATATTGAATCAGATTGCTGACAATCTAGACTTTATGAGTGTGTCAGACTTAGAGAAACTACGTGACCTTGCGTTGGTCGCTATTGATAAGCGTAAGGTGAAGAAGTGATGGCGGTCTACGGCGGCAAGGCTGTAGCGGCTGGTCTTACAGCTGCGATGAGTGCTGCGCTGGGCTTCTTGACGATGCCTTTCAAGGGTGTTGCGCCTAATGCGCTGAAGGTGGGCAAATGAACTTTCAGAACTACAGGCTGGAGCCTAACCCGTTGAGTCCGGGTGACTGGATTGTTTTTGGGGATATTACAGACGATGCAGGAAATATCCTTGGTACGTTTGGTGAGAATGGAACGAGCGTTTTCGGTTGGTGGGTGTTGCAGGATGCTGATTTTCAGCGTGGTTTTAGCACACAGTTCTCGATTGTTATGGCTCAAGAAATCGTAAACGGAACGGCTGAATAATGGCAACGTATTATGTGAGAACGGATGGTAACGATTCCAATACTGGTCTAGGCTCAACTGCTGCGCTCGCTTGGCAGACAATAACCAAGGCAATCGGCGCAACGGGTATCGCTCCCGGTGACACTCTATACATCGCTCCGGGGACGTATCGTGGCACATTTACAGCTGCGTTTACTAACCCTGCGAATGAAGGACAGCGTATAACAATCGCTGGAAATCCGTCAGCATCATTGTTCAGTGGTATCACTGCCGGGCCTGTTGTACTTACTAACTACACAAGTATTACAGCATCATCCGGGGCAACAGTTTTGACAATGATAAAGGATTACATAACCCTTCAAGATGTCTTATTTTATGCTAACAGTGGTAGTAATTTTGGAATCAGTGCAGATATACAAGGCATCGCATTTATAGCCAATCGCATATATTGCCATACTAACGAAACTAATTCACAGTCTCGCGGTTTTTCTGTTGCCGTATCTGGAAACAATCAAGGGCCTGTAATTTCAAACTCTGTGTTTATTGGTGGCTTTCTACTGCAAGGGTTACCGGCATCGGCTTATAACAGCAACTCTGTTATTAGAGACTGTATTTTCCTGAAGACATCAACATCCAGTGGAAACACAAACGGTGCATTTGTTTGCTTGTCAAACCCTGCCAGTAGGTTAGGCGGGATAACACTTTATAACTGCACCATCATTTCAAATGGCTCCTGTGTTTCCAGCAATTGGTCTAGTTTTCCAATAGCAACATCTGTTCCAAGTTATGTGCAAAACTGCTACCTTAGGGGCACTACTGGTATTGATTCAAACAGTACATCAATTTGGCAGGAGTCATATAACATCTTTGAATGTCAGGTTGACCGGGTATTAACTAACACCGGGACTGGAAGTGTAAGCAAGCCTTTCAATCTGATTGACCTACACATTTCCAGTATCCAGCAATGGGGTATCCTGCCGTTTACTGCACCTATAACTGGCTCCTATGGAATCAGCGCAGGTATCGCATCAGGCGCACCAACAGCAGATATCTTTGGTGTGAACTGGTTGGCTTCTCCAACCATTGGAAGTACTGAGAGCGCACAGATTGTCAATCGGTACTATCCAACCGAGCGCAACGCGAGCACCATCACAATCGCTCCCGGCTCCACCTCCCAAAGCATCGAACTGTACCTAGGTGCTACAGGCCTCACAGCCTCCACCTCTGGTCTCTCAGCCCGCTACAACCGGACACGCACAGCCAGTCAAAACATTGCTTTAGTAGCCCGTGTAATTGGTGACGGTTGGCTCAGTGGGGGTTTTGCTGAAGTTGACTCAGTTTATATGCCCGGTGTCTACCGACTAGATTTGCCCGATGCCGCAGTCGATGTAGGAGCAGATGACGTTACAATTGTCGTAAGGGGTGCGTCAGGTACTAACGGTGCAGTCATGACGGTGAAGCTTAGTAGTGGTGGTCTTACTGGAGCGCAAACGGCAACGGCTGTATGGAGTGCATCTGTTGCTGGTTACGCTACGGCTACGGACTTTGGTGGTGTCATGATGGAAACAAATAACGTAGTCAACGGCATTGAGGCAACAGTGCTAGATATTCCACAATCTGTTTGGGATGCACCAAAGTCTAGCCACACAGTAGCAAATACGTTTGGTGCTAAGTTACAGGATAATGTAATGGCAGATGAACTCCTTGCTAGAGAAATAGGTAGTGGATCAAGTGCAGGTGCTATCAACGAGCGTACAGTACGTAGTGCTTTGCGAGGCTTACGCAATAAGACAACAGTCATCAATAGTGAGATGACTGTATACAAAGAAGATGATGCAAGTACTGCGTGGTCAGCAACTGTGAGCAGTAGTGATAGCAGTAAGACGATTACGGGCGTTGACCCTAGTTAGGACAAGTAAGATGAATAAAACTGCGATGAGTGCTGCGCTGGGCTTCTTGACGATGCCTTTTAAGGGCACGAATGCGAACTCGCTGAAGGTGGGCAAATGAACCTGCAAAACTTCCGCATTGAAAAGGAACCTGCACCGTCTACTGACTGGCGTGTCTTTGGTGACATCGAGGACGATGACGGTACTCTGTTGGGTACGTTTGGGCAGGATGGAACCAGCGTCAATATCTGGTGGGTTCAGCAGGATGAAGCGTTTCAGAATATCATCGTGAACCAGTTTGCAATCGTTATGGCGCAGCAGATTGCCAGTGGAGATGCCGAGTAATGGCTACCTATTACGTTCGTAATGACGGCAATAATGCAAACACTGGTACTGGCCCCGCTACTAATCAAGCGTGGCAAACCATCGCATATGCCTTCGCAAACATGACGCTTACGACTGGGACAAACTACCTGTACATTGCGCCCGGTGTTTATCGTGAGTCTGTATCTTTAGGTGTTACACCAACTGTAACAAATACTCTTGTGATTGCAGGAGACCCGACTGCGTCACAGTTCAGTGGTATCACTCCTAATCAGGTTAGACTTACCGGAGCAGCAAATGATAGTTCAATAAGTCCAACCGGCACACGTATTGATACAAATGCTAAGTCATACATAACAATACAAGATATTGTTATTGAAGGTGCAACAAGTCAAACTGTCTCCACATTTATAGTATCTGGGACAAATACCACAATAAACAGGGTTGTTGTATATGCTGTTTATTATGCGGGTACGCCATCACAAAGTTTGGCTATTGAAACTCCAAACACAACCAACAATGCAATTGCAGTAAAAAACTCTACTTTCTTTGGTGGTGCAACGGGCATCAGGATACGAACACCGGTTGCTACATCTGGAGTATCTGGTGTGTCTGTAGAAAACTGCCGAATCATTGGAGGGCACTACAGCAGTTTAGGAATTTATGTACAGCCGCAAAGCGGTGCAACAATGTCGTCTGTATTGATAACAAACTGTTTTATTACCGCTACTACTTGCGTATATACAGAACGAGGCAATACCACTAATACCCACACAGTACAAAACTGCATATTAGCCGCTGGTAGTACTGGCATACAATCCAGTGCAACAAACATCATTGCACAACAATACAATATTATTGATTGTAATATTCAACTTAACGGCGTTTCATCTTCTGCTACAACTATTAATTCCGACTTTCTCGGTATAGACCTAACACAAAACCTGTTGCAAGGATTTGGTAATATAGCCCCGTTTGGCACACTGTTAAACTCAAGAAATACAGCATTTGGTATAGCGACAAACGCACCTGTAACGGACGCATATGGTGTGACTTGGACTGGTGCCACGCCAGACGTTGGAGTAGTGACCTATAGGAGCCTCAATGGTATCGGCTTCTACACTCCAACCGAGCGCAACGCATCCACCATCACAATCGCTCCCGGCAGCACATCACAAAGCATCGAACTCTACCTAGGTGCTACTGGCTTGGCGTTCAATACGTCAGGGCTAAAAGCCTATTTCGTTCGCAACCGTAGCACACCGGTGGAAATAATACTAGTGGCAGCCACTACATCAACGTGGGTTAGCGGTGGCTTTGCAGAGATTAGTTCTACGTTCACTCCCGGTCTATACAGGCTTGACCTACCAGACGCAACAGTGGCAGCAGGTGCAGACGATGTAACCGTAGTTGTTAGAGGAGCCTCTGGCACTAACGGAGCAGTCATGACTATTAAGTTATCTAGTGGTGGTCTTACCGCTGCACAAACTGCGGCTGCAGTTCTTGATGCTGTTGCATCAACACATAACAATATTGGTTCCATAGGTGCATCTATACAAGACAAGGCTGGCTACTCACTATCTACTCCTCAGTCATTCAGTACTACAGGTTCAGTTGGTAGTGTGACTGGAAACGTAGCAGGTAACGTAACAGGAACCGTAGGTGGTGTTGCTGGTAACGTAACCGGTAATATTGCTGGCTCCGTTGCTACTGTTGCAAGTCCTGACAACATTATTGATGGCGTGTGGGATGAACAACGTACTAGTCATATCGCAAGTGGTTCGTTTGGTCAGAAGCTTCAGACAAATGCTTTGGCTGATGAGATGCTTGCACGAGACCTTGGAAGTGGCTTAAATCTTGGTACTACTGAGGAGCGTACTGTACGTTCAGCGTTACGTGCTATACGTAACAAGGTGAATGTTGGTAGTTCTCAGATGGTCGTGAAGAGAGAAGATGATACGACTGACGCTTGGACCGCATCGGTTACAACGACTGCGGTATCATCCAACGTAAGTGGTATAGACCCGAATTAAGGAATAAGAAATGCCTACAACAACTGCTATGACAAACGAATGTGAGAGCTTGGTACTTAACAGCGTATTGAACGGAGTTCCTATTGCTGGTACTGACAGGGTCACATATATTGGTGTCTTAAGTGCCGCTGGTAGTGACTCAAGCCAAACTCAAATGAGTGGTAGTTCTCGTGTGGCTATTGCTTTTACTAGTTCAAGTGGTGGTACTGCAGTTACTAATACAGGGGTCATTTCATTTACTAACTCAGGTTGGGCTTCTACATCTGTTTATGGTGTTGGTTTTTACAATCAAGCTTCAGCTGGTGCGGGTGACAAATGTCTGCTATACGGTAATTTCGACAGTGTTGTCACTGTAGGTGCTGGTCAATCCCTACAGTTCAACATTAGTGGAATTACTATATCTATGGATTAATAGATGCCTACAGAAGAAGAAGGTGGACTACCTCCAGTACCCGTACCTGCTCCAATTGACTTTGGTCAAGGTGGTGGTAGCGATGCAATCATTACGATTGAGCCTCCAATCATTGTCCCTCCTTCTAACTTCAGCCTTTCTGGTCAAGCGACTGTAACTTTACCTGTCTTCGCTACGATATCTTTATCGGGACGTGCAACGACTAGCGTTACACCTGCTCAGATAAGGACGATATCGCTTAGTACTACAACCACTGTTACGACTCTAGTTAGATTTGTTCAGTCATTGAGTCTGAGTGGTAATGCAACTGTAGGCACTCTGCCGGTAATTAACTTTGCGTTAGCCTTGAATGGTACGTCTACAGTTGACAGTATCCCTGTCGTTGGTGGTGTAGTCGAAGCAAGTATCGCTTTATCTGCTAGTGCGACTGTTGATCTGGAGGTTGGTTATTCAGTTTGTGAATGCCCAGATTACGTCTTTGATCCTATAGACAATTTAGCACCTGCGTCATTCCGTAGCGGTGTATTCATACCTATATTCCGATTGGCTGCGGGTAGTGTTTACATACCTGCCACACCATCCCAGACGTGGTTGAGAAGCAACAATAAAAGTTGTCACACGTATGGTCCTGTAGGATTCCAATATACACTTGGACCATTGATGCTTCGTTATGCTACTGCTACATCAGGGACGACCCATGATGGAACATTACCGAATCCATGGAAGCGAAAGGTTTGCGGATAATGGCAGATACAACTCGAAGTGCGCAAGCTGTACGTCAAACTTATACGTTTGGCGATCGCCGTTTTGTCGGCATCAACACAAACATACAAGCCAATAACCTGGAAGATGGATATCTTCAATCAGCAGACAATGTATGGAATGATGGTGGCGCCCTGGTTACCAGGCCAGGACTCCAGGCCCAACTTGATACTGCTCATTCTGGTGAAATCCACGCGATGATTTCCTATCGACGACCGGATAACACTGCTACCGATATTCTGTATGCTCTAGGCAACAGTAGCACTAGTACGTCTACGATCTACAAGTACAGTAAAGACAACCCAAGCCCAGTTTCACTTGGGACTGTTACCGGTTACGCTCCAAACGTACGTATGGTTCAACACGGTAAGTATGTCTATGGTGTGCCTGGCGTAGGTGGTGGAAGCATATTCCGTTATGACGGAAGCACTATGGAGTCAGTCCCGTTAGTCAGAGCTCCATTCAAAGATGGCTTGAACCTTATTACTCCATCTGCTACGGTTGCAACTAACCCTATAAAGTCTATTACCGCTGGATCAGACATCAACAACACACCATCTGCTGGTGCATTTGGTATGGCGTTCAGTAACCCGACCACTGGTGTTTACAACCTTATAACCACATCTGGTACTGCGTCTACTGCTGTTTATGACTTTGAGGCAGACACCGATGGAAGCAATCCAAGTAGTACATACTGGACATCAGCCGGATCACCTACGGTCAAAACCTACACTAATATTGACGCAGCTTTGGCGGGTGGCGAAAAGATATCAAACTACGCGACACAGTCAGGTAGTAAAGCGGTTTTGTTAGATGGTGGATCTGATGCTATTACGCATTCAGTAACATCACTGCCATCATATACATTTGACGGAACATCTAAGACTGGTGCTTTGTACGCATTGAACTGTTTGATGTACAACAATGACACCCTTGACTCAAGGCGTAATCAAAGCGTACTAGTTACAGTTACTGGTTACAATTCAAGTACACCAATCCCTGGTGCTGTATTCACCCAGGTCATTAATCCTACTATCGCTCAGTCAACTACTGACTGGAAGTCAATCACAGCAGTTATAGACTTCAGAGCGTTCCAAGGAAACCTCACCAGGATCGATGTAAAACTTCAAACAGCCAACCAGGCCCAGTCAACTACTGCGGATAGCAAAGGTGTATTTGTTGACAACATTGGTTTCTACGCAATCCTTTCGGATATGTCGTACACAACTGGTGATGTCACCGACGGCATTGGTTTAGTGAAGATCAAGAGTAAGCAAGTAAACACGAGCTTACTACCAAGTCATGCAGGTTATCTACGCGGGACGGCATTACAGATGACCGTTGCGATTGATCTGTCATCTAAAGATACCGTAAGTCTACGGATGGACTTTCCTGAACAATACAAAAACAATCGTCCTTACATGAGCCTTGGCTTACGCAACAGTGGATCTACATCCATCAGTTGGACTGGATATGGTACGTATGACACAGCCAAGGGATACATGAGTTGGAAGATCTATGGCATTGCTCCATCTGTTAGAAATAATGTCCAATACGTTTATGTCCGCATGGAATCAGAATATGAAGGTATTACTCACGATACTCTCATCTTCTCCATTGGAGAACTGACTACGGATGGTGGTCTTACATCGGATACGACTTACGAATACATCTACACGAAGTGGTATGCAAAAGGCAACACTGGGAAACCACCAACATTTCACGAAGGTGATGTTTGGCAAGAAGGTTTTGAATCACTTCCGAGTGCTGTATCCAATAGTGTTTCAACCACTGCTGCTTATAGCAAGAACACCATCGTCCTTAATCCAAGGGAGACAACTACGGGTATTCCTTTAAACCAGGTTTACGACACCTATAGTATTCCTTCTGCTACAACCGCTGGTGAGACTGTCACCCAATACGTTCCGGCTGCTAACCAAAAGTTTGTCATGTCGGCAACCACTGGTAACCTGGTGTACGTTGATGTCAGTAGCGTTACACAAACACTCAACATTGCTACTGCGTACACTCCGATCACTATTCCAAGTGGCCAGGAAATCCAAACGGTAACTTCGTTTGCTGGTACATTCCCAGTTTGGTTACAGCACAGCGTTTCATACGGTCCAACTGCATATGAGTACAGTCATTTGTGCGTCTATAGACGTGCGCAAGGTGTATTCCCTGATGGTCGTTTTAGAATAGTTGCCGTTGTCCCAATCGGTGCAAGTTCATCTGGTAAAGGATGGACTTCAACTGTTAACACAGTATCAACATGGAAAGAGATTACGTTTAATGACTCTGTACCAGATGGTGACATATTCTATGAAGCTGGACCGTATGATCCAGGTTATTACTTTGAACCTGGGCGCGATGTCATGCCTGTTGGGGCATCGTCTATAGCAGTACATACTAAACGTATCTGGGTTGCTGTTAATAATACTATTTACGCATCCTGGATATTAAACGCATTAGACGAGTACGGTTTTTACACCACACTTGTACCGGACTCATCTGATCCTAACATCTTCATAAAGGGTACTTCGTTTACTGTATCTACGAAGAACGACAACGAGAAGATTGCTGCGTTGTTATCCTATTCAGGTGATGGGATGTTTATAAACAACTCAACTTCTGCGTCATTACTTGTGCTGAGAGAACAAAGTATTCTTCCTATCCTTGGTTTTGATCCAACAAACTTTACAATTCAATCAATGGTTCGTGAGTATGGAATTGGATGTATATGCCCTAAAGCTGCTATATCGTTTTACGGACAGATGCTATGGCAATCACCTCAAGGGATGGTTCAGTTTAGTGAAGGCTTACCTGTAAATCGTAGTGTGGAGTTACGTAAACTGTTGTCGTTAGACAAGACTAACGGTGCGCCTGACATTACTCCGAGCGCATATAGAAATATTCTTTACGCATCTCACAATCAACGTCTATATATTTTCGCACCAACTGTCACAGATACGCTGAATACCGCGATGTATGTATATGACCTAAAGACGCAAGGTTGGACAAGATGGCGCACTCCACTAAGTGGATCAACGTATCTTGGTTTTACATCCGGTGTAAGTCTATCGACAGGCAACGATACTGCTGACTTCTACGCAGGTGGAAGTAACGGGCAGATATACAGATTAATTGGACATACGGATCGACTGACGCTTAACGGAGCGGTGCAAGCAATCCCATGGTCTATAGTGACGAGGCAATATGGACAAACCTATTCAGAAGGTATTGCTTACTATAATCAAAATCGTGTTAATCAGCTTGATGTTCATTATTGGAATGTCAAGCCAACCCTTGTTGTAACTACATCATCAGGAACCGACATCACTGCTAACAATGACTTTACAGCAAGTGATTCCGTTGTCTTCAGTACAACGATAGGAGCGTTGACTGCTGGCGTAACGTACTTTGTAATATCAGCAGGGTTAACCCGTAACACGTTTAGAGTTGCAACTGCTGCTGGTGGAAGTGCTATTACGATTGGTACAGCAGGGACAGTTGTCCTTACGTACGGATTCGATCACACGCTAAGTTGGCAGTTACAGAACGAACTTGGGTCTCCAGTGTTTACACCTGATGGTACTTCTAAGACATTCTCTTTTGCATCTGGTATTAACAAGACCGTTGCCATACGCAATGTAAACAGAGACACACTTGGTACAGTTACCCAGATTAACTTGGCAGGTAGCACAAAGACTCCAGCAAGAATAATGGCTACACACGTACACTCTTCTGATGCAAGAATTGCGAGGGTGTAATGCCGATACCAGCACCTGTAATTCCTCCAGATTCATCCAGTAGCAATAGTGGTTCTACTGGTATGTCAAAAGTGTTTATTGACAACACTCCGATTACACCTGGTGGCTCGGTTGAAATCTACAACTACACACTAAGTAGACAGATCAATATAACAGCAACAAAAACCATTGGTGACTACAACAGCGTACTTGTCTGTGATGCTTCAGCCGCGGCGATTGTATTGACATTCCCATCGGGTAAGGCTGCAGTTGGTAAGATGTTGATAGTTGCAAAAACAGATGCTACTGCTTACTCAGTAACCATTAGTGGTATATCTGGCGAAACAATCTTTGCTCCTGCTGGATTTAGTGGGCTAATAACGCAGTATGCGACGGCAACATTTGTAGGTGTCGTTATAGGCACTACTGGTGGATGGATGAAGGTGGACTAATGTCTTACGGCAATTACAACGGAATGTTTATGAATCCTGAAGATGAAAATCCAATGGATGGTATGTATGACTTTGATCCAAGGCAAATGGGAAACGGTGTTCAAGGCGCCGGTATGGGCATGATGGGCGGTGGTGGTCAGTTTAAAAACATTAATCGCGCACTTGGCACACCTATGGGTCGCATGGGCAGTAACGCGATTATGGGTATGCTTGGTGGTCAAAACCCTGGACAAGCCGCCATGGGTGCCGGTATGGACTTTGGTAAAAACCAACTAATGAAGTACGGCGCCAAGCAGTTGCTTGGTGGTGCGTTGGGTGGACAAGCAGCTGGATTCCTTGGTGGACCTTACGGTATGGCGGCGATGGCTGCTATGCCTTTCCTATCAAAGGGTTTCAGTAGCCTTGGTCGTTCACTTGGTATTGGTAAAAAAAGTGGACCTTCTCAACAGCAGTTGGCTATGGGTGAAGCCAAAGGCAACCTGATGGGTATGCGCGGGACGTATGGTTCCGACATGGGTACTGGTCAAGCACTTCGTGATAAGTACAACCCAATGCTTGAATCACAGATTGGCAGGATGCAAGAACTTGCTGATCGCGGACTGTCAACTGAGTACAACACCAGGCAGATGGCTGGAGCTGCGGCTAACACCGAAAACGCTCGTCGTGCTGCTGAAGCCAGGATGAAGGCAACGGGCGGAATGGTTGGTGGTGGTCAAGCACTGGCAGGTTACGGTGGTATCAACCAAGCTGCTGTCGGTGGTATGGCCCAAGGGGCTTACAACGCCGCACAGAACAACATGAATCAACAACCTGGATACATTCAGGCATTGGCTGGTATGGCTGGTTCACAGATCAATCGTGGCGATAACTACTACAATCAAGGTCGTCAAGGAATGATGGGCCTGGATCAAAACCTGTACAATCTTAACGCACAGGAGAAGGCTCGTGCTGATGCAATGTCTCAGCAGAACCGAGATCGAGAAGCCAGCATGATTGGTGGCGTGATGAATATGGCTGGTACAGCCGCTGGTATGGAACAATCACGTAGGCAGAACCGTGACTACATGAACGCTCTGTATCCACAATCGTCTGATTCAACTGGGATTACTGATCCAAGGTCTGCTGGTATTGCAAGTGACATATTGCGTGACGAAGCGTATCAAGGCTTTAATCCGCAAGCACCACAGATGCAGTTTGATCCAGGGTTTGGTTATCAACCATCAATGCCATCAAATGTTGGTCAAAGACCAATGATTGGAACAAGACCTATGGGTCCTGTTAGTTTGGATGAATTTGGTGAAGAAGAAGAAGGCAGTCAATCTCGTCCAGCGTACTACCCACGCGGCTATGTTGGGCAGAATGCAGGGTATTAGTTATGGCAGTATCTTCTGGGTTTGGAAGTGCATTCACTGGTTTTGGTTCTGGCTATCTAAACGCTTTGCGTCAAGGACAGTCTGAGCGCAGTAACCTTATCAATGCCAAAATTAAGCGTGAAGAGATTACTCGCAAGGGTCTTGAAGATAAATCGAACAACGAGTTTCGCAACCTTCAAAAAGCGTATATGCTTCAAAACCAAGAGGCATCAACTAAGTTTCGGACTGACCAAGCTCAGACCAGCAAAGATAAGTTACGCAACCAAACGATATACAACGCGACTCGTTTGATGACTGCGCATATGCCACGCCTGAACAGCATCACTGATCCGCTACAGGCTGAAGCAGAACGTGCAGCTGTACGTAACTCTGTTGGTTCTATACTGAGTACGTCTGGTCACTTCAAGCCAGAGGAAATAGATAGCATTGCCCAATCGTGGCTTCCATCTATTGGGTCAGAAGTGCAAGGTTCAAGGCGGACTGTTAATAGGCTTGGTGATATTGATCCAACTAAAACCAAAGACATCAATTACGCGGACGCACTAAAACAGTTTGGAAGTCTTCAACCTGGACGAAACACTGTACCTATGCAAGGTCCTGATGGTTTACCAATGGCTCAAGACATCAATGTTACTCCACGTGATACATATGCTGTAACAGCGGCTGGTGCTGGCAACTTTGCAGATAAAGCTCCAGGTCCGATCGCACCAACAAATGACTTTTTGCAAATGGCTGCTGATCCTTCTGGGCTTAGTGGATTTAATAAATTCATGCAAGGTCCGAGGGATGCCAGGGGTAACGTAGACTTTCAAGGTCAAGCTCGTCCAGAACAACGCTTTGACGCTACAAGTACACCACGTGCAATGTATCAAGAGCAGGTTCCTGTTACCGCCCGTACTGGGCTAAGTGATGTTGACCAATCAAAAGTAGCGTTGTCTAACGCGACTACCGCAGGTACGCTACAACGCACAGAGTTAGCACGAAAAGCATTTCCTCTTGAGATGCAAAAAATTGGTGCGTACATTGATACAGCGTATGCCGGGATTGAAAACATTGGCGTTCAGAATAGATTCAAGGAGAAGGAATTAAACTTCCGTGTAATTCAACTGCAAACACAATCTGACTTGACTCGTGCTGGTCAAGCTATCCAAAGGGTTGCAAATGACATTGCAAGTAAACGCCTATCAGTATCTGAGGGACAACTACAACTTGCCCGAACTCTGAGACCACAGGAAGTTATGAGTGGTCTGGATAGAACAATCACGATTGCTAAACAGTTCCTTACCGAAAAGGTTACGGCTCTTGGCGGTAAAAAAGAAACGCAGGATATGAAATCGCTTCGTGAACAGATTAACGGTATGGTTACGGCACGTTCAAAACTAAACACGTTTAGCACACAGAATTCAACTAACCCGAAAGCATGGCAAGATATTGCAGAAGCTGTTCTGAGAAGTGCAGACCTAAACAATACATTGCCAAATGGTACTAAGTTGGTTGATCCAAAAACTGGTCAACGAATCCCAGAGGGTCCACAACGTACACAATTAATTGGTAATGCTATTGAACAACGAGGAACAGCATTGCCGTTTAATCCGCAGAATCCTTTGTACAGAGGAGGGTATGAAAACCTTCCTGGTACGTTTGGTCCAAATATGAATCCAGACTACTACTACGGTGGAGACGACATGGATTACGCTGGTGCATTTGGGCAAAGTCAATTACCTGCAACTGGTGGAGCAGGTGGACCATTTGATCGGTTCTTTAACTTTAATGATGATGGTAGTTACTAGTTTAAAAATGACTGAACGGTAAAATCTAAATATGCGCACCGAAAAACCTTTGACTGAAGACGAACAGATTGTAAAAAGAGCTCAAGCACTACAGGCAAGGTATGGATTTGATACACCTAGTGGTCGAACAAAGGCTTTGTACGACGGCTCTAAACACGATGACATCCTGTTTAGTAAGAAGTACAAAGATACTCTTTTACAGTCTAAACGGGATGGACTTATCAGTACTAAGGATGCCCAGCGCATTGGCTCCTACATGGCTGAACGCGCCGTAGAACTAACCAACAGTGGTCAGGCTGGCGGTTTCACACCCCAGGGTGAATACAAACCGTGGACATCTAAGAGTGATATGCGTGGGCAACGTCAAGCTGCAAAGGCGCAGTATGGCGAAGACATGGAGCAGGTTGCGGCAGCTGATCGCGCTCAGATAGCTGCGTCTGGTTACAGACCAGAAGACCTCCAGAACGAAGGATTCAAACTTCCACAAGGTACTCCTTTTGCTAGTGGTTACGAAATGCCTATTACGGGTGCTGGGTTTGCAAAAGACCCAATGCGCGAGATGGGTATCTACGGACAACAAGTAGCCCAGGGTATTACCGGTATGGGGCAAGGACTCGCGCAAGGTTCACAGGCACTTGGTGCCAGGATGATGGGTCAAGATCCATCTGCTGTAGTCCAAGAAGGTACACCTGGGTTTGAAGCAGGACAAGTAACTGGTCAGCGACTTGGTGCTTCAGCGGCAGCGTTACCTATTACCGTACCGGCTATGTCTGCCGGTGGTGCCGCTGGTGGTGCTATTGGTGGTGGTATTGGTAGTTTGTTTGGGCCTGGTGGACGTGTTGCCGGTCAAGTGATTGGCGGATTCCTGGGTGGTGCAGCTGGAGCATACGGTGGTCACGCCGTTGCTAACTATGCTGGTACTGGCGCAATGAATATGTTGCTTGGTCAAGCAGCAAACGCCAAATTACAACAGAAGCAAAACGAGATGGCAGATAAGTATCCACTTGCTGCTCGTTTCGGTGAGAGTGCACTTGAAGTTTCTATGTTTGCGCCACGCATCAAGCCTGAAGGATTTAGTACAAGGTTAGCTGCGCAAGGTTATAAGCAATCTGGAATGCGCGGATTACGTCAAGGTATTACTGATCAAGGTGCATTCCTAAACAGTTTTGTTGAAGGTGGAGGCGAAGGCGCCTTGTCTCTCTGGCAAGCAAAGCAACAGTCCGATCGAGAAAAACAACTCGGTATGCCGGGTAAGTCTGCAATGGACATACTTGCGGAGGGTGCATTCGGTGCACTATTCCAAAAAGAAACCAAGTTTGGCAAGAAGGTATTTGGCACTCTTAGTGGTCGAGACTTCATGGCTAATCGTGCCAATGCAATGCCACAAATTAACCCGACTAGCGTTGAGGGGTTAGCCGGTAGAGCAGCAACAGCACCATCTACAGGTGTAGATACCGCCACAATGACACCGGAAGGTTGGAAGCGCATCAACCTGGGTGGTCGCATCAAGGGTGGTGTGGACTCGGAAGGTAACCCTGTTGTAAGTGGCGCACGGTATGCGGTTTACAATCCAACAGATCGAAAAGCCAGTATTTACACAGATAATGACTTTGCATTGACGGGAGAGCGCACTCGCAACGCAGCGTTCAACCTGACGGTTGCTGACAACCTATTTAAACATAACCCCATCATGGGCTATAAAGACCCTGTAGAGGGCGTACAGCGCACCATATTGGGTATTACTCGTGACGCTGGTGTCCGAGTCCGTGATATTAACAATGATCTCACGTCAAACATCAAGGTTGTTCCTCTATCTGAGATCCGTGACAAGAAGGTTGCCAAACGTATTGATGAGGTGATGAAGGAGCAAGGCGTTCTTGCAAACAAAGCCCCAGCACCTCACACACCTGAAGCATTTGCTAACGCCGATAAGATTGCATTTCCAGATGAGGTTTCGATTGATGAAGGCGCCCCAGTTGCAGCTCGCGTGGTATCGCAAATCGGCAAGAAGAGCAGCAATATGTTTGTTGTTGCCTTGCCTGATGGTTCACACATCCGCGCTAACGGCGGATCTATTAATGTTGGTAAGCCAGGTTCAGTCCTTGTAAGAGGTAAGTTGTCGGAAGGGTTGTTCCCGACATCCTTATCAGACTTGGTAGCACCAAAGGGCGGACTTGAGAACCAAGCATTCATCAAAGACGGTGAGGATTTTCACCACCTACAACTTACGCCTGACCAGAAATCTATTTACGCACGAGTAAAGAGTAGTTTTGCGGCAGACATCCGCGCCGCTAAAGATGAGCCGGATGATGCTCGCCGTGAAGCAATGATTGGCATTGTGAAGAACAAGATGGGTGAGGAGTTTGCGCGTGTCGCAACAATCGCCGCACCATCTGGCAAGTTTAAAGATGCTGATGTCATTGACATCAAGTTGGAACAATCCAAATTCAAAGGTGTTCCACAAACTGCTATTGTTGTTGGACGTAACAAGTTTGGCTATCAAGTAAGACTTGTTGACCACGACGGCATTGGTGAGTTCACTGTGCCTGAATCCCTTATTGCTGGTTACGACCCATCAATGGGTATGCCAGACGCTGAGACAAACTTTGAAGGTCCTACTGCTGATGGCGAGATGCCTAAGTCTGCTATGCCTGGGCCTGGAACTGTTCCTATTGGGCGACCACTTGGTCCAGGCCCGCGACCAAAGACTAGTACGTCTGTAGTACGCGAAGGTGATTCACCCACCGTAGATACAAATCCTGATGCTGACAATGTAGATTTCCATGAGTTGCCTGAGCCTATTCGCGCACGTATCAACAATACACTCGTACGGCATGGTGATCACATCAAAAGTCTTGGTATTGGCAATGCCATTACCATCAATGAGAACTCGGCTAATGCTATACATGACATTACGATCAAACGTATTGACCCAACATCGTGGCAGTACACACTTCGTACGTCCGATGTAGATCCAAGGAGTCGTGTTGTAACCAATCAATTCGTCAGTGATTACACACTTAGCGTTGACGAGAAGACTGGTGAGATCATCGCTACAACTGGCAAACCAGTTGCGGAAGATCAACCTGACGATGTGTATGACACATCAGATGTACAAACAGCCATGGCTTGGCAAACGGATTCAGAATCCGAAGCAGGTGAGCCAACAGCACCACAGTTTGAGCCAGGGTCCACCACTCGTGGACGTGCAGCTATGTCTCGCCGATATCTACTTGGCAAAGTCAATGTAGCAGATATCTTTGCATTCAAACGTCAACGCACATCGATTGAACAAGACCCAAGTCTTTCTCAGGCAGAGAAAGAAAAGAAAATCATCGAGTTAAACAACATCTACAAAGATTTGCTTGATGATGTTATTAGCAAGGGGATATTTAACCTCAACCGGATCAGTACTGAGGTTCGTTTACCTGACGGTATGCAAGCAACCGGCAGTCGTGAGGAACGATACGGATACAAGATCAAATCCAAGGAAGGTAATGATCTTACTCAGTTGCAATACGCAGAAACTGAACCAGCCGGTATCAACGACAAAGAAGTTGTGCAGACCGCTGTGAAGATGGGTAAGGATACATTCCTTCTGAATGCTATTCGTGTCAGTAACAAACGGCAGTTTGCTGCTGTATTGGCAGAACAGTATAAAGTCAAGCCAGAAGTTGCTAGTTACATTGCGGACATTGTTGATCGCTTTGCGCGTGGATGGGCATTGGACAAAGTCAACGAACAAGTTGGCAGAGCGCATGACCTATTTGAAAGCACTGGTAAGTTACAGAAACACTTGGCTAACCGTAAGCCAGGTGAATACGCTGATACTCGTGGTATGTACTTCCGTCAGTTTGCTCGTACAGAACCAGAAGTAAACAAAGCAGTCAGTGAGTTTATGCGCGAGTTTTATCGCGAGCGTTTTGCGGCATTCGCTGTACTTGACCAGGCTACTGCGTACGACGATAAGTATCGAGGAGCAATCTTCCGTGCAGTCAAGGACAACAACACGGCATTCAATGTCATAGTTGGATTCTCCAGTCGTAACGTGTCTACAGCCGTACACGAGATTGCACACGCTTTGCTTCGCGGTATGTCCGACAAAAACAAGGGGCTAGTCATAGAGCGGTTCCATCATGCCGCTAGAGGAAAAGACAATAAGTTACCTCTAGACATCGAGGAAGCATGGGCTGGAGCATTTGAAGCTGCGTTGATGCGTGGGCAATTCCCACAAAACTACGCCGCCCAGAAAGCATTCAAAGACTATTCAGAAAAAGATCGCCTTTTGTATGATCCTGTACTTCAGAATACATGGGAAGAAGTAGGTCGTTATCTCAACGGAGTACGTGATCTTGTCATTAAAAAGCGTGACGAAGCAGGTCTTCCGACTAACGCTGAATATCGATCTGGTCAAGTGTTTTGGGAAGCACCATATAAGTCAACCGAACGTTTGTTTAAGGACATGAGTATTGAAGTCATGATGCCTGGTGGAACTAAACAGTTCGGCGTCGTAATGAAAGCGCAAGCGCAAACCGGTTTACCAGTTCAAGTACGATTGAATTCCGGAAGTGTTCAGTCGATTACGCCTAGCCAGATTACACGTATTGCTGGTTGGTCTGATGGCTTTAACAGTGCAGTACTTGACCTGGTTGCTGGAATGACCAGGCAAAACTACACGCAACACATGAAAGAGTTGCAAGCATCAACCCCTGAATTATTCGCAGGGTTTAGTAAAAACAAGCCAACCATCACTGGTTCGTATGACTCAGAACTTGCAACATCACCGCGTAATATAACGTTCCAGACTAACGTCGAGAACCAACTGAACCAGGATCAATGGTTTGCAACAACAGAAGATGTCGCATCTGTTAAAAAAGGTGTTTCCGGATTAGTCAACTCTGGCAGAGTAGTTCTTGATGCCGAAGGCAAAGTAACCAGTGTTCTCGATCAGAACGGCAAACCATCGTTTGCTTACTCGGTATTACAAACGGTAAATGGCTACACACCAGAAGCCGCCCTGGCAATGTATGCCATAACAGAGACACCTGAATACCGCAAATGGAGCGGTGGTAAGCCGTTGGTAGAAGCTGTGTTCAACACAGACGTACGAGCCGATATGCCTGTCGGTCAACTGATGTCAGAAGAGCGCGTCATGATCCGCCAGATGATGGCTGGCGTTGAACTCTTGAAGGCATTGAAAGCTGCGCATCGTGGCGATCGAACAGATGACCTAATCGGTGACATCGAGGTTCTGTCCAAGGATTACTACGGATACAACACTCCGGATGCAAAGAAGGCTGCCGAGATGGCAGAGTTTTACACCTCTGACACAGATGAAGCCAACGTAGCATTGACTGGACTTATATCTGTGCTTGATTACGAAATCAATAAGTCAACCAAGTTTGACATGATTCGTCATATAACTCAGTCATCCAATGACTACCGCGCAGCAATGCGCAAACCTCGCACAGGCACAGGGTTCGTTACGATGGCGTTTCATCCTAATGAAACTCATGCTTGGTTACCACGCGAAGGTGGATACATTATTCCAAATGGTGTCAGCGGAATTGATGGAGTCGGTCGTGGTGGTGCTTACATAAGAATGAACAACCCATTGGTCGTTGACCTAAAGAACAACGGCATGGCAATGGACAGAGTAGATAAATACAAAGCGCAAGCCAAGGCAGCTGGACGTGATTCAGTTGTACTTCTCAACGTACGTCACTCCGTAGGTGGCACAAGTACATTGCACAACATGGTTATCCCAATGAACAATCACCCACTGCGAGTGATGGATTCAATGGGCAAGATTAACCTGAGTACATTCTTCTCTGGTGGTGGTTTGATTGAAGCAGGAAGCAAGAATGTTGCTACACCTATTAAGGCTGTAGAGTTTGATAAGAACATTGCTTCCGTATACCGCAGTAACCACGGAGACCACGTCGAAGTTGGTGATGTGCGCAATGTCGATATTGCATCCATGGTTGGGACTGAATGGTTCCACGCATCACCAGTCTGCAAAAACTACTCTGTTGCCAGCACAGCCAACACCGAATCAAATGAAGACATCACAACAGCAAAAGCAGTTGTTGATGTTGTTGATCGCATTCATCCACCTGTTGTCACCATTGAAAACGTGAGACAGTATGAAGGTACTGAAGCGTTCAATATGATTATTGAAGCTCTCGATCGTAATGGTTACAACCATCAAACCGCAGTCTACAAGACTAGCGACTTTGCTGGAAGCACCATGCGCGAGCGTTTGCTTATCCGTGCAACACGTGGATTTGCATTGCCACCTATTACACAGAATAAGTTGTACAAGGCTAAGTCTTGGTACGAAGCAGTCGAAGACTTGATTGACGATATGCCAATCGGACAAATGACAGTGCAAGGTGCTAGGCAGTTTGAGAAGCGTGGCATAGACATGGCTACGATTACTGAACCATACCTAGTGCAAAGTACGAGTAAGGGTGCGCCACAAAAGATGTACGGTCCAGCATACACAGTTATGGCTGGTACTGGTCAGTCGATGCGTATCGTATTACCTGGTGGCATAGTCAAGGTTGTTACTGATCGTGCATTGGCTAGGTGGCAAGGCTTACCAGATAGTTACGTACTACCAAAGGCCCACACGCTTGCCAATAAGGTTGTAGGTAACGGTGTTCCTACTGAGTTGACTAAGTATGTCCTCTCTCCAGTCGCTGAAGCATACATGAAACACAAGGCAAAGCAAACCGCAACGTCTGCTATGCGTGAAACAAACATGGCGTTCCAGTCTACCGGTGAAGATGAGATGGCTTTTGAATCACCATACGACCCAAGTATGGCAATGGGTAGTCGTGTATACCGACAGCCAGCCAGCCCTGGTGCTCCATCAACGGTCACGCGCATCATGCCACGCAGTAGCCCATCTGGTTACGGCAGATGGTGGGCAGCTGTTGACTTCCTGAACGACGTCACACGTATGGTGTTATCTGGAGACTTAGCATTCACTACTCTCCAGGCAGGTATCATCGGTCTTTCAAGTCCAAAGGTTGGCTTTGCAGCATTTGTAGCCGGACTCAAAGGGTTTGCACCAAATATGCAAATCGTAGTCAATGGGCAAAAGATTGGCACACGTAAATTTGGACGTGAGGTTTACCACCAGGTTGGTGATCAGATGCGAGCCAACCCAGCATACGAACTTGCGCGTGAAGCCGGTTTGAAGATGCAGATGTTTGAGATTGATGAGAGATTCAGCGATATGCAACAGGTTGAGTTAGCCAACCTACGCAATGAGAATCCAGATGCAACACTCGCTGATTGCAAAACAACACTAATGGATGTGGACGAACTTGGTACTAACGACGAGTGGTACATGAAGAACCGCTTGACTGCTCACCTCCCAGGCCAAGGTCAGTTTGAGCGGTACAACAGCATCCTGCATGACACCATCCTTCTTACCCAGTTTGATAACTGGTACAAGACCTTGTTGTCGCAAGGATACGAACCAGGATCCGCTAAGTTTACTAAGGCAATGCAAGACAGTGCGCGTATTCTAAACGTGTCCATTGGTGACATCCAATACTCGACAGATACAACTAAAGATGCAGCCGCAAGCCGTATTGCAAAGGTTCTGTTTACAGCACCTCGATGGTTGATGTCTCGTGCATTGATTGATCCATTCATCAATACTGGTCTATCTAATATGTCGTGGGTACGTGATGTCATGGGGCATGACAACCCAGTATTCGATCTGTACAAGAATGGCACGGTTGATCCAGAGGTGCGCAAACTAGGACTTAGTATGTGGCTCCGTGTCGCCGGCGCCCAGATTGCAATGATGCTAATGGCAATTCTCTATCAAAACTGGAGTCCAGACGTCGAGGCTAACGCAGATAAAAGCTTTGGGCGTGTTCGCGTTGGTGACTTCCGCTTTGATCCTCCCTCTGGTATCTTTGACCACTACCGCCTTGGCATTCGTTTGTACCAAGCTATGTTATCTACTGATCCAAAGAACGTACAAAAGGCTGAGAAGTCTGGTGTTCCTCTTTGGTATTACCAAGTACAAGACCTTCAGAAGGAAATCCAGTACAAGTCAAGCCCACTGGTCAATACAGTTGTGTCAATGTTTGGTGGCAATGACCCAGCTGCATTCTTCGGTGGCATTGAAGGCATCCAGAATGCCCAGGCTAAGTCAGTTGTAGGTGAACCTTACTACGGAACAAACGAACCTGCTCAATTCTTCTACGATAGTTTTATCAAGGAACGTGTTCGTGAGTTGTTTGGTTCGCAAGTAGCCGACAATGGTGGATTCAGTAATGGATTCATCGAACGATTACCAACTGTGTTCCCGCAGTTTATGGATGCTTACTACCGAGCGTACGAGTATGATCGCCCACCATTGGCATACGCTTTGGCTAACATGATTCCTAACTTCCTTGGTCTCAAGGTTGAAGTTACTCCGGCTGAATACTTGAAGGATCGTGTAAAAGACCGTAATGAAGTTACTGAGTCACCTAATATACTAAAGCTTCTAGCAGACGGTGATGGACGAAAGGTATTCACAGGACAATAATATGGGTGACCGAGACGTATTCATCAACATCGCACGTAAATACGTGGGTACAAAAGAACAACCAGAGGGAAGTAATCGTAGTCCATTAATCGACGAATGGAACCTCCAAGTAGGTGTCCCGGTTGGTTCGTTCTGGTGCGCATCGTTTGTTTCCGAGGTTGCAAAACAGTGGTCACATGAGGTTGGTGACCACTTCCCTTTGCCTGTCAGTGCATCGTGCGATCATTGGTTGAGTGCCGCAAAGCAGCATAACCTTTTGTCTGACACACCAGGTAGAGCATCAATTGGCTTGGTTATCAATCCAAAGAATCCTTCAGATGCTACACATATCTTCATTGTAGAAGATTACAAAGATGGTTTGTGGTCATCGATTGAAGGTAACTCCAACAGCGGCGGTAGTCGTAATGGAACTAGTGTAGCCCGTCGAGCAAACTGCATGGCAGGACGAACTCGCGTTAAGTTTATCGAGTGGTATGAGGGAGATGACCCAGAAATACCATGGCATCTATCATTGAATGTAGGTGGAACCAAGAAGGCTGTCCAGTTGCAAACCATAAGTAATAGCACTTACTTGCCGGTTCGTTCTACGCTCACCGAG